GATAAAATAATGATTAAACCAAAACCTGGACTATTTATGTTTTTTCCATCTTATTTAGAGCATGAGTTTGTAGTAGATCATGGAATAGAGCCTTTTAGATTTATACATTTTAATATACAAGCTTTTCTTAAACAGTTATTAAATAACGATATCAAGCGTATTTAACCTTAATTCTACATAGGGTATAATAGGCAATATGCCTTTAAAAAAGATACCATTAAATCCAGGCTTTAATAAACAATCTACAGCTTCTCAAGCAGAAGGACAGTGGATTGATGGAGATATGATCCGTTTTCGTTATGGGTCTCCTGAAAAAATAGGCGGTTGGCAACAAATTACAAATAAATTAATGGCAGGAGCTGCTAGAGCTCAGTGGACGTGGAGCGATTTAACTGGAAGAAGATATGCAGCTATTGGAACAACTAAATGTTTATACGTTTATGATGGTGATTCTATTTATGATATTACCCCATTAGATACAGCAAGAAACGTAACAGGTTGTACGTTTACTTCTACAACAGGATCTACAACAGTTACAGTTAATGCAACAAGTCATAATTTACTAGTTGGAGAATTATTTCTATTTAGTGCTGTAACATTACCAGGAAGTCCTAGTACTGGATTTGTTGCTTCTGATTTTACAACTAATACATTTGAAGTTGTAGATGTTCCAACAATTAATACATTTAAAATTACAATGGCAAAAGCAGAAACAGGAACAGGAATGTCTTCTGCGGGGTCTTCAACAATTACTCCATATTATTATATTGGGCCAGTTAGTTCCATAGCAGGATATGGTTGGGGCGCTGGACCTTATGGAGACGGGACATGGGGAACACCACGAACAACTTCTAATGCTACAATAAAAGCAGGACAATGGTCATTAGATAATTTTGGAGAAGATTTAATAGCAACTATTCATAATGGTAGTACATTTATTTGGTATCCTAATGCTGGTGTAGGAGTTACTACTAGAGCAACATTAATTCCTAATAATCCGACAGCTTCTGTTATGACAATAGTTTCAGATCAAGCAAGACATTTATTACATCTTGGAACAGAAACAACTATTGGAAATTCAGCAACACAAGATCCAATGTTTATAAGATTTTCAGAAACTGAAGATTTAGAAGTATATGAACCTACCTCTACAAATACTGCAGGTACATTTAGATTAGATGACGGAACATCTATTGTTGGTGCAATTAGAGCAAAAGATTACATATTAGTTTTAACAGATATGGCAGCATATCAAATTCAATTTGTTGGAACTCCTTATACATTTAGTATTAGAAAAGTCGGATCTAATTGTGGTCTTATTGGACAAAATGCTTTGTCTTTCGTTAATGGTGTTGTTTGGTGGATGGGTAATTCTGGAAGTTTTTATAGATTTGATGGTACTGTTACTATGATCCCTTGTTTAGTACAGGATTTTGTATTTACAACCATTGGTGAAGATAATACTGGAATTAATTTTACAGCGGGTGATATAGTATTTGCTGGTTTAAATAATTTATTTTCAGAGGTTAGTTGGTTTTATCCAACAGCAGATTCAACACAAATTAATAGATTTGTAAGTTATAATTATGACGAAAGAACTTGGACAACAGGAACATTAGCTAGAACAACTTGGGAAGATTCTGAAATATTTAAAAACCCACATGCAACTAAATATGATGAAACTGCAACTCCAACAGTACCTACTATTAATGGAGCAAGTGCTGGAGCTTCTTATTATTTTGTACATGAGATTGGTAAAAATGAAGTACTCTATTTAACTTCTACGAACACAACATCTATCGCTATTTCTTCTTATATAAGATCAGGAGATTTTGATTTAGATGTAGATGGAGATGGTGAATACTTTATTAAAGTTAGAAGATTTATACCTGACTTTAAAAATTTAACAGGTAGCGTAGATGTTACATTGTATTTAAAATCATATCCTGCAGATACTACAGTTGCAAGAGGTGAAACATTTATTGGTCCATTTACAATAACAACATCAACTGATAAGGTAGATACTCGTGCAAGAGCAAGACTTGCTAGTATTCAGATTGAAAGTGATGGTATAGATGATAACTGGCGATATGGTATTTTTAGAATGGATTCCCAACCAGATGGAAGACGCTAATGGCAAAAATTAATATATTTGTTCCTGAACCAAAAGAACCCTATACGGTTGAAAATTTTAGACAAATTAATAGAGCTTTAACAACTTTACAAAATCAACTTAATACAACTTTTCAAAAAGATTTAAAAGACGAAACAGATAGAGCTGTTTGGTATAATATGAGATCAGGGAACGGTTGCTAATGAGTTGTGCTAATGTAAATTCAGGGCCAAGTAATCCAATCTATGTTACAATAGGTGGAACTAATACAGATGCATTTGGAAGATTACAAGTATCTTCTCCTTATACATTATTTGATTCTCAAAATAGATATGCAATAGATAATCAATTTGACACATCTACTGCAACAGGTGGATCTACTACATATTTACCAAATGAAGCTAGTGTTCAAATGAGTATAACAACTTCTTCTGGTTCAGAAGTAGTTAGACAATCTTTTAGATCCCTTCCTTACCAACCTGGTAAAGGTTTATTAGTTCTTGCAACATTTCAAGCTGCAACTGCAAAAACAAATTTAAGACAAAGAATTGGATATTTTGGAACTCAAAATGGTGTTTATTTTCAAGTGAACAATACTACTAATTCATTTGTATTAAGAACTTATATTAGTGGTTCTGTTGATGATACTACAAGAAAAGTAGATCAATCATCATGGAATGGAGATAAATTAGATGGAACAGGTGCAAGCGGTTTAACTTTAGATTTAACTCATCCTCAAATATTATGGATGGATTTTGAATGGTTAGGTGTTGGATCTGTAAGATGCGGATTTATTATTAATGGAACATATATAGTTTGTCATACTTATAATACTGCAAACGTTTATGGAACTTCTGTTTATATGACAACAGCGATACTTCCTGTAAGATATGAAATAACAAATACAGGGGTAACAGCATCATCTTCTTCAATGAAACAAATATGTTCATCTGTTATATCGGAAGGTGGTTATGAACAAACATCTGTTGAACATGTTGCTAGAATGGTTAATCTTTCAGCATCCAATTATTTAACTACTACCTTTAAACCTTTAGTATCAATTCGTTTAGCTTCAACTGCATTAGGAGCTGTTGTTTTACCAGTTAATCTTAATTTTTTACCATCTACTGCAGATAATTTTGAAATAGCTTTAATTAAAAACGGAACTTTAACTTCAGCTTCTTACACTGCTGTTCTATCTGATTCAAACGTAGAATATGATATTTCTGCTACTGCAATAAGTGGAGGTACAACTTTATATAGTGAATGGGCAACTGGTAAAACTGGAAGAAGTATTATTTCAACAGGATCTGGATATCAATGGGATTTACAATTGGGCGCATCCTTAGCAGGAGTTAGCGATGTACTTACATTAGTTGCAAGAACAGTAACTACAGGGGGAGCAGCTACAGGGGGCGGTGCAGGACAAATTTCATTTTATGATTTAACACAATAATATTATGGCTAATTATTATATAAGTAAATTTTACGCACCAACAACTACTAATACTGTTACAGTATATAGTTGTCCATCTAACTCAAGAGCAGTTATTCAAAACATTCAAATAGCAAATACTTCAGGATCTAAAAATTTAACTGTTACTATTAACCAAGCTTCTACTAGTACAAACTTTATAGTAGCTTATGCTTCTATTACTGGGCCTACAACTTGTAACCTAGCAGAAGGTCCAATTATCCTACAAGAAAGTGATACGATAGGTATTGCATCTTCTAACGTTTCCTATATAAGTGGAACTATTTCAATATTAGAAATGAATAGAAACGATACAAACGGTTAATGGCTAGAAAAGTAAACGTAGGTAATGGTCAGTTCATAAAACAGACCAATAAAAAAAGACCAGGCAGACATTCAAAAAGACCTAATAAACGTAATAGTCGTAAAGAATATCGTGGACAAGGAAGAAGATAATAGGTATATTAAAACATGTTTTATTTTTGGCATACAGCATTAGTAATATTGTTTCT